ACAAGTTTTAAAGATAATAAAATATATATTCCTTTAGAATTTTGGTTTTGTCGTAATATAGGTTTAGCATTACCATTAATTGCTCTTCAATATCACGAAGTAAAAATAAATATAGAAATAGAAACTTTTGATAATTGCAGTTATAATGGAACTGCGTATGTTAGAAACACAAGTGTATCAACAAATAATAAAAAATCAATTAAGAATGCAACTATTTGGTGTGATTATGTATTTTTAGATACAGATGAACGTAAAAGATTTGCTCAATTATCACACGAATATTTAATAGAACAAGTACAAATGAATGAAAATACAGTTAGTGGAACAAATGAACAAAGTATATCTTTAGTTATGAATCACCCTGTAAAAGAAATTATATGGACTATTAATGATACTGAAAAAGCAACTTTAGAAAATCAATGGTATAATTATACAGATTCTGAAATATTTGCAGATTCTAATACTGAAGCAGATAAATTTGGTGATGAATCAAATATAAAACTTCAAAATACTTTATTTGGTATAGATCCAGATGGAAATAATTCAATTACTTCAGCTAATTTACAATTAAATGGAAATGATCGTTTTGCAAAAAGAAATGGAGATTATTTTTCATTGGTCCAACCATATCAACATCACACAAATATACCGACTAATGCGGGTATAAATGTATATTCATTTGCATTAAAACCGGAAGAACATCAACCATCAGGAACATTAAATATGTCAAGAATAGATACTGCAAGACTTGTAGTAAAACCTAAAAGAGGAGGAACACTAAGGGTATGGGGTGTTAATTATAATGTTTTACGTATTTTAAGTGGTATGGGTGGTTTAGCTTATTCTAATTAAATTTTTAATTAAATCTAAAATTGAAAAATTATCTGGTAATTTTTGTAAATATATAACAAAGTTTAAGTAATGTTGAATAGGTTCAACATTTTTTGTATAATATAGTATAATATAATAAATAAAAAACATTGAATAACCAAATACAAGATCAATAGGATTAAAAACGTGTTTCAATGTTAAAATTGGTATTATTTTTGGAAAAATAACTCCAATTAAAATAAAATATAATATTTTTTTTGTAGATATGTTAAGATAAATCATATAACATATTAACCAAAATACAAATATTGAAATTAAATAGAAACTAATAATAGGATTAAAAGGTATAATATTTAACATATATAGGAAATACCATAATAAGACATAAAATGAAAAATATTCAGTAATTTTAAACATAATTATTATAATTTAAGAATATAAATTATTTAACAAATATTTTTTATCTTATCTAATAATAAAGATAAAATGGGTGGAGGTCTTCTTCAACTTGTAGCTTATGGTGCCCAAGATGTATATCTTACTGGCAACCCTCAAATAACTTTCTTCAAAGTAGTTTATCGTCGTCATACTAACTTCTCTATTGAGTCAATTCAACAAACCTTTAATGGAAATGCTACCTTAGGTCAGCGTGTAACTTGCCAAATCTCCCGTAATGGTGATTTAGTTCATAAGTTATACTTACAAGCTACTGTGAAAGCAGGAACTGATGCTGTTAAAAAGGTTGGACATAAACTCATTGAACAAGTAGAAGTTGAAATTGGTGGTCAAATGATTGATCGTCAATATGGTGAATGGATGAATATCTGGAATGAACTTACACTTCCTAAAGGTAAAGAAGATGGTTTTAAAAAAATGGTTAATTATGAAGGTGGTGATACAGAGGAAAAAATATTATATGTTCCTCTTGAGTTCTGGTTCTGTCGTAATATTGGTTTAGCATTACCATTAATTGCTTTACAATATCACGAAGTTAAAATCAATCTTACATTAGGTTCAACAACAGCACTTGGTTCCGGTGCAACTGTTTCAAATGTAGAATTATGGGCAGATTATATCTTCTTAGATACTGACGAACGTCGTCGTTTTGCTCAATTATCCCACGAATATCTTATTGAACAAGTTCAATTTACTGGTGGTGAATCAATTCCATCAGGTGGTTCAACTGGTACAACAACAAAATCCAAACTTTCATTTAATCACCCTGTTAAAGAATTAGTATGGGTTAATAGAGAAGACACTGCAACAGATTTCAGTAATTTACCAACTACTGATTTCCAACTTCAACTTAACGGTAATGATCGTTTTGCTAAGCGTGATGCCAAATATTTCACACACGTTCAACCTTATCAACACCACGAAAATATTCCTGATGGAACAAATATCCACGTATATTCTTTTGCATTAAAACCGGAAGAACATCAACCATCTGGAACTCTTAATATGTCTCGTATTGATACAGCAACTGCTATTGTTGGAACTGGTGCTGGTTCTACTAAAGGAACTCTCAATATGTATGCTGTGAATTACAATGTGCTTCGTATTCTTAGTGGAATGGGTGGTCTTGCTTACTCTAACTAAATATATTAACAAATTATTTTTTTTCTGTATTAATAATAAATACAAAATGGGTGGAGGTCTTCTTCAACTTGTAGCTTATGGTGCCCAAGATGTCTATCTTACTGGCAACCCTCAAATCACTTTCTTCAAAGTAGTTTATCGTCGTCATACTAATTTCTCTATTGAGTCTATACAACAAACCTTTAACGGAAATGCTCAAGCTGGTAATCGTGTAACCTGCCAAATATCTCGTAATGGTGATTTAGTTCATAAATTATATGTAGTTTTTGATACAGTAAATACTCAAACAGATGCTCGTAAATGCATTAAAAAAGTAGAAGTAGAAATTGGTGGTCAATTAATTGATCGTCAATATGGCGATTGGATGACAATCTGGAATGAACTTACTTTACCTGCAGGAAAAGTAGATGGTTATAATAAAATGATAGATGGAACTGTCGCATCAGGTGATAGTAAAGCATATGTTCCTCTTGAATTCTGGTTCTGCCGTAATATTGGTTTAGCATTACCACTAATTGCTTTACAATATCACGAAGTTAAAATTAACATTGAGTTTGAATCTTCTCCTACTTTCACTGATGCCACCTTATGGGCTGATTACATCTTCTTAGATACTGACGAACGTCGTCGTTTTGCTCAATTATCTCACGAATACCTTATTGAACAAGTGCAATTCACAGGTGGTGAAAGTGTAAGTTCTACTGATACTACTCTTAGTGCCAAACTTTCATTTAATCATCCGGTTAAAGAACTTATATGGCAAAGAACAAATAGTGATGGAACTACTCCTCAAGCAAATACTAAAGCAAAACTTATGCTTAACGGTAATGATCGTTTTGCCGAACGTGATGCTATGTATTTTACTCACGTTCAACCCTATCAACATCATACCAATATCCCATTAAAAACTTTATATATCAATGTATATTCTTTCGGATTAAAACCGGAAGAACATCAACCATCTGGAACACTTAATATGTCTCGTATTGATACTGCTCAACTTAAACTTAACTTTACGGAAGGAACAGCAGGACAAGTCAAAATCTATGCTCATTCCTATAACGTTCTCCGTATTCTCAGTGGTATGGGTGGTCTTGCATATTCTAACTAAATCAACATTTAAATTATTTTTATAAAAATATTAGTAAAAATAAATCTAATATATAAAAAATTATTTTCTTAGCTTATATTAAAAATGGGTGGAGGTCTTCTTCAACTTGTAGCTTATGGTGCCCAAGATGTCTATCTTACCGGCAACCCTCAGATCACTTTCTTCAAAGTAGTTTATCGACGTCATACTAACTTCTCTATTGAGTCTATACAACAAACTTTTAACGGAACCCCAAGTGCTGGAAGACGTGTAACTTGCCAAATCTCACGTAATGGTGATTTAGTTCATCAATTATATGTAGTTTTTACAAATCCACCTGGTGATGATTTAGCAGATGGTCGTGAGTGTATTACCAAAGTAGAAGTTGAAATTGGAGGTCAATTAATTGATCGTCAATATGGCGATTGGATGAAAATCTGGAATGAACTTACTTTACCTGCAGGAAAGAAAACTGGTTATAATGAAATGATAAGAGCAGAGTCTAATATTTTACCCCCTCTGAGCACCAAAGCATATGTTCCTCTTGAATTCTGGTTCTGCCGTAATATTGGTTTAGCATTACCGTTAATTGCTTTACAATATCACGAAGTTAAAATCAATATTGAATTTGATGATAGTAAATCTTTCGGAGATGCCACCTTATGGGCTGATTACATCTTCTTAGATACTGACGAACGTCGTCGTTTTGCTCAATTATCTCACGAATACCTTATTGAACAAGTGCAATTCACAGGTGGAGAATCAATAAATAGCTCTAATCTTTCTGCTAAATTATCTTTCAATCATCCGGTTAAAGAATTAATATGGCAAGCGGAGGGTAAAAAAACATTAGGAAAAACTAAACTCATGCTTAACGGTAATGATCGTTTTGCGGAACGTGATACAAAGTATTTTACTCACGTTCAACCTTATCAACATCATACCAATATCCCAGACAGTGGTTGCAATATCAATGTATATTCTTTTGCATTAAAACCAGAAGAACATCAACCATCCGGAACATTAAATATGTCTCGTATTGATACTGCTCAACTTAAGATATCTGATATTCCACACGCAGACGGTGAAGTCAAAATCTACGCTCATTCCTACAACGTCCTTCGTATCCTCAGTGGTATGGGTGGTCTTGCGTATTCTAACTAAATATATAATAACTTATTTCTTTTTATTTATCATATTAGGATATCCTAATGCGGTATTAACACCTAAAAATAATGAAATAATTGAACTAGTTAAAGCACATTGAAAGTAATAATTATTAAAGTTCATAAGTTTAGATGATAATTTATTTAATTTATTAACAAAATAGGAATGATTACCTATCATAACTGAATAACAAATAAAAATAGAAGATAATAATAAAGTATTTTCAATACCATTGATAAATATTTGTTCAATATTAGATTGTTTAGTAATAAGCATATCTTCATTATAATACCATTGTTTATCAGGTATTATAAAGCAAATATTAGGTTTTTTAAAATTATGATTAAATAGCATTTTAATTTTATAATATTTTAATTTTTAAATATAGTAAAATATCATAATCATAAATGAATATATTGTAAATAAATATATATTTTTAAATAAATGGGTGGTGGTTTATTACAACTAGTAGCTTACGGTGCTCAAGATGTTTATCTTACTGGTAATCCACAAATAACTTTTTTTAAAACAGTTTATCGTCGTCATACTAATTTTTCATTAGAATCAATCCAACAAACATTTAATGGTAATGTAGAATTAGGGAATCGTATTACTTGTCAGATATCTCGTAATGGTGATTTAATTCATAAATTATATTTACAAGTGTCAGTAAAAGTAGATTCAAATCCAATATATCTTCAACCATTTTATGGATATAAAATGATAAAACACGTAGAATTAGAAATAGGAGGACAACGTATTGATAAACAATATGGTGAATGGATGTATATATGGAATGAACTTACAATAGATGAAGGAAAAAAGGAAGGATATTATTCAATGGTTGGTGGTAATAGAGAAAATAGATCAATTAAATTGGAAAATCAAACAGAAGAATTATATATACCTCTTGAATTTTGGTTTTGTCGTAATGTAGGTTTAGCATTACCTTTAATAGCTTTACAATATCACGAAGTGAAAGTTAATATTGAATTTAATTCAATGTCTGATATTAGAGCAACAAATACAGATGATATAATATATGGAGCTACAACTACAACTAAAATAGAAAATATTGAAAATAATTTTGAATCATTTGGTGCAACTTTGTGGGTTGATTATATTTTCTTAGATACAGATGAACGTAAAAGATTTGCACAATTATCACACGAATATCTTATAGAACAATTGCAATTTACAGGAGAAGAAAGTATAACATCAGGAACAATAAAATCATCACGTTTAAATTTTAATCATCCTTGTAAAGAACTTGTATGGTTTATAAGACCAGAAGGAAATAATGGTTCTAATATCAATTGGAATAATTTTACAAATGCGATAGATAATAATGAAATTAAAGAGAATTTAATTTCAACGGCAAAACTGCAATTAAACGGAAATGATCGTTTTGCAGAAAGAACAGGAGAATATTTTTCATTGGTGCAACCATATCAACATCATACAAATATACCAAATAATAAAGGTATTAATTTATATTCATTTGCATTAAAACCGGAAGAACATCAACCATCAGGAACATTAAATATGTCTCGTATTGATACAGCTCAATTACAAATAAGTAGTAAAGAATCAGGTTTATTGTATATATATGCAGTAAATTTCAATGTGCTTCGTATATTGAGTGGTATGGGTGGATTAGCATATTCTAATTAAAAAAAAAATAATTTTAAAAAATCAAATAGCAAAATTGAATTCTTGTTCAGTTCCTTCACATTGTGTTTCAACAACATCAACCCTATAACATTCACCATCAAAGTCTGAATAAAGATTGTTAGAGAATGGTGTAGGTGTTTTAACTATTTTTTCTTTGGTATTGTTAGTAATAATAATATAAATGATACCAACAATAAATGATAAAATAAAAGGAATAAATTGAAATTCAAATTTAGAATTAATCTTCATCTGATTCATTGGAATGACTTGTTTCTTTTAGTTCTTTTAACTCAAAATAATTTTGGTAAGTATAAATATCGAATTCAGGTTTTTTAATTGGATAAAATGTTTTAAATAAATTAACTTTTTCAATATAATCATTTGTATTTAAGTATTTGGTTAAATATTCATTATATTGAGTATCATAATCTTGTCTTTTGGATGATATATTTGCAATATATGCATCACGTAAATTGATAAGATTATTTATTTCTTCTTGTTTATTGTTATTAAATGTAACACAGTGTTTTTTAAATTCAATAGGTGTAGATGTGAATAGTTTATACATTTTTATTATTTGTATTTATAATTTTCTCATAAGAACTTTTAAATTGATTATCAATTGATTCAGCACCATTCATTTTTCCTTCATATGTATGTAAAGGGACATATTTAGTAATAGTCTTTTGTTTTTTAACGGAACTAATTTTATTTTCATAATAGCCTTGAACTATAACTAAAATACCAATAAAAACTAATAATAAAATAACATTTTTCATATTTTCTTATTATAAAATATTATTTAATCAACATTAGTCATATCAATTGTTTCAACTTCATTGAAAGGATCTTTAGATTTAATAGGTTCAATAATATCTTCTTCTTCATCAGTAATTTCCATACCAAGCATAACAACATTAAGAATTTTTTTAGAAAAATCAACAGGTTTAATAATTTGATAACCTGAATAAAGTAAAGCACTATTAATAACAAGATCTAATAAATCTTTTAAGGATTTATATTCATCAGTATCATTAATATTTTTAATTTTTTTAATAATAGGGTGTAAAGGATTTATTTCTAATACTCTTTTATTTAACATATTATTAGTATTATCAGTTTGTCCTAATGTTTGTGATTTAATAATTTTTTCCATATTAGCAGAAAATCCATTTTCAGGTGAAGAAACAATACAAGGTAATTCTGCAACTTTATTTGTAATTTTAACATCACTAAAATTAGTATAAGTGCGTTTAATATAATCGCAAAGTGTCTTATAATCTTCTTTTTGTTTTTTCATTAATTCTTTATCGGCATCTGTAGTATTTGGTAATTCAATATCTCCTTTAGTGATACAAGTTAAAGTGCATTCTTTATATTGCATAAGTCTTTGACACATATATTCATCAACTGGATCAGTCATAAATAGAACATCAAGATCATTTTTCTTAAAGCGATCTAAGAATGGAGATGTTTTAAGTATATCCATATTATCTCCAGAGATATAATATATATGTTTTTGATTTTCGTTCATTGCGGTGATATAATCATCAAATGTGATCATTTTATCTGGTGAATTAGCCGAATAAAACATTAAAAGATCTGATACTCGTTCGCGATCTCCACTTTCTTCATAAACTCCAAGTTTAATATTTTTCTGATAAGTTTTATAGATTTTAAGATAATTATCCATATCATTCATAGCGGATTTTAACATATCAATACTTTTCTTAACTACTGCTTTCTTAATAACTTTAATAACTTTATTCTCTTGTAAAATTTCACGTGAAACATTGAGAGGTAGATCATCAGTATCAATAACACCTGAAATGAAATGAAGCCATTCAGGACATAAGACCGCACTATTATCACTAACAAAAACTTTACGAACATATAATTTAATATTATTTTGTTTTACACCTCTTTCAAATACATTATTCTTAATTTTTTTTGGTAAATATAAAATACCTTTATATTCTATTTGTCCTTCACCACTAATATGTTTATATGTATAAGGTTTTTCATTATCATTCGATAATGATTTATAAAATCCATTATAATCATCTTCAGTAATTTCATTACTTGATCGTGTCCAAATAGGTTTAGTTTCATTTATTAATTGAAATTCTTTGATTGTTTCCGTAATTTTCTTCATTTTCTTAGGTTTTTCTTCAACATCTTCAATTTTAACATCATCTAAATTTGATGAATCAATATTAGAAGATCCTTCAGTAACTGAAACTTCTTCTTCTAAAGAAGCTTCTTCATCTTCAACTTCTTTTGTTTCTTCTTTTTTAATAAAAATTTTTATAGGATAATTAATATATTGTGAATGTTCTTTAACAATATCTTTTAATTTATTAATATCTGTATATTTATCTGTAGCTTCATCTAATAGAGAGCATTTGATAATAGTTCCTTGTGTAAGATTATAATCAGGATGAATATGATTTTTAAGATTATCTTGTGTTAATTCTTCAATAACATATTGTCCTCCAGCATCAGATGTCCATTTAAAATATCCAGAATCTGCTTTTTTTGTAATAATAGAAATTTCTTTTGATACTAAGAATCCAGAATAAAAACCTACACCAAATTGACCAATTAAGTTGCTATCTTTAACTTTTTCCATAAATGCTTTAGTTCCTGAATTAGCAATTGTTCCTATATTTTTGATAAGTTCTTCTTTATTCATACCGATTCCAGTGTCAATAATATGAAGTGTTTTATTTTCTTTATCAGGTAGAAGTGTAATACAATTATCTACTTTATTTTCGGGTTTGTTAATAATACAAAAGTGATTATATTTATCAATACTATCACTAGCATTTGAAATAAGTTCTCTTAAAAAGATATCTTTATTAGAATAAAAATTATTAATAATAAGTTTTAAAAGTGCTGAAATATCAGTATCAAATGAAAATGTTTCAGTCATCTTAGTTGTATTTAATTGTTTTAACTAAGTTTTTATATAGTTTAATTAAATAGTTACAACTAAAATACTTAAATAATTATATAAAAATTATTTAAGAAAATGATTATAATAAAGAATTTAATTTATTTTTTTCAGTTTGTGTAATTATATTTATTCTGTTTTTTAAACTTATATATTGTATATATCATATAATTGTAATTATCATATTATATATATAGATGTAAATTTTGTATTTCAAATAAATTATTAAACAAATATAATTTTATAATAATGAAATAAATGCAAAAACTTATTGATTATAATGAATTAAAATTTGGTTTTATAAAAAAAATAAAAACACCATCAAACGAATCTGAATTAAAGAAAGAAATATTTTGGATATCACCACAAGATGCCATATCTATATTATTAGATAAAGAACCAATTAAAGAACCAATGTTATATAAAAAAGTTTTTTGGATATTACCAAATAATAGTTCTACAAAAGTTGTAGAACCTGGTTTAACAGCTATTAATAAAACATATAATATTATATGTTATAAAAAAGAAATATATGTAATATCAAAAGCAGATTATAATATTTTATTACATAATGTTTTACATAATAATCCATTACAAACTCTAGATTATTTAATTCTTGATAAAAAACATTATTATTATGATTATTTTATATTAAATAAATTTAAACCTAAAGATATTACAAATAATAGTAATTTAATAACATTATTATTATATCAAATAGATTTTTACAAAAAAGAATATCATAATAATGGTGCATTTATAAAAAAAAATATACAACCACCACGAGAAATAGATAGTAATTTAAGTTATACAAATATTACAGATATTCTTGATTATATATATACATCAGATACATTATATATAAAATCTTTTATACAAAAGCAATATGATTTTTTTATAAAAATTGATACTAGAGAATTTATAGAAAAACAACAACAACGTATTAATAATAAACAAATAATAATATATATATTAATTAGTAATACAAATTATAAAGTGAAAATAATAAATATAGCAGAAATAATAAACATAGAAACAGAATTAATTGTTGATTTTAATAATGGTAAAAAAACAATGAATGAAAAGTTTAATTCGTATGTAATATATGAAAATCGTAATACATTTAGAACTCGTAATACATTTAGAACTCATGATAAAGTTAATGTTGAAGATATAAATGAAATAATTGATAAAGTAATAGAAGAAGAACAAAATAAATTTGAAATATTTTTTAATTTTAATGCAGAATATATTTATCCAAAATTGAATGAATATAAATATTTTATACAAACTAATTTAACTCCTATTGATAATAATGAATTATTAACAATAGAATCTACAGAAGATGAAAAAGATAACAAAAACTTTATAGAATATGATAAAAAATATATAAGTATTAGTAATACATTAGCAAAATATATATATAATAAAAAAAAAAAAAACACAAGTATAAAATATTATAAATTTTATAATTTACCTAATGTATTTGAATCTGTTCCAAATACTTATGAAATACTTTTTTATAGAGGAGTATCAAGACCAAAACTAATATCTCAAGAAAGTGAAATTAATCAAGCAAAATCATTTTTTGAAGGTAGAACAAAATTTATATCAATAACAAGATCACTAGATATTGCTAAAGAATTTACTAAAAATACAAATGAATATGATTATTGTAATTTTTTATATATAATAAAATTAAAAACCGGTATTCCATATATAGATTTTAGAATTTTAGGTTCAAATTCAATATTCAATGAAGCAGAAATATTATTATTTAGAGAAAAATGTTCTTTTTCATATAGAAAAATAACAGATAGAAAAATAATAGAAACTATAGGTTCAACTTGTTTTCAAGGAAAAGAAGAAAATAAAGAATGTATTATTTATGAAGTAACAGTTTCTCTTAGTAAAGAAGTTACAGAAGATTTTTTAAATTCTAAATATCTTTCTCAATTAAAAATTAATAATAAATTAAGTGAATCTAATTCATTTGATATATCGCAATCACAACCACGTAAAACATCACAATCATCACGTAAAACATCACAATTACTACAACCGCCACAACCACGTAAAACATCACAATCATCACAATCATCACAATCATCACAATCATCACAATCATCACGTAAAACACCATCATTACCAACAATAGCATCAATAAAAAACGTAATAAAAAAAAAAGAATCTAAAGAAAAAACACCTATAAAAAAAGAATCTAAAAAAAAGAAACCTTTAAATATTTTTAATAATGTTAAAAAAGAAGAACCTA